GAAACAGCGTTTAACAAGTCCCCATCCTACGGAATCTGACGCAGCTGACAGATCGATTGTGCAGTATTCGCCAGTGATAGAAGCTAAATAGGCTTGATGCCTATTAGTCTCTTGATTTGGCAAGTCAATTCGCCGACGGAGGAAGTGGTGATGACCAATAAAGTCATAAACCGACTCCTTCACGGCTTGTTGAAAGTACTGCATACCGGACGGTTCCATGCAAATCACCCTTCTTTTGAGGATGGTTTTTGGGACCGCTTGGAATCGACTCACTCGGTTGCACTGGCCCCTCTGCCAGGTTTTTGGTACTGGCGGCAGGACGCGGTCAATAGAGCAAGTCCCGTACTTTTGCCATACGTATCGAAGCAGACTATCTGCTTCAACTCGTACGTACTTGGCAAATGGTGAATGGTTCCCAGGCAGTGGTTCCATAGCGGTTCCACCGCCACCATCTGAAGTAGCGCCAGGGCCGTGGTGTGGAAAATGTACCACACGAAAGCCCTTTAGCCACCTCTTCAGGACCGCCCTAACCCCTTCGCATAGGGTATCAGGCGGGTCGGGAATACGCACATCCGTCTTTATAAAGTCGTCGAGGACATTATAGTAAACGTCCCGTAACGAAACATGGCTTAAGAAAGCCAAGACTTGGTGCGTACGACGGAAAAGACCAGGATCCAATGACAACTTCATATAGCGTAGGTCCGGTAAAACCGGGTCTAACACAAGGAGTTGATCGTCGTCCAGAGACTGTATGAAACTCTCTGACTGCGATCCGGACTCGGTTGTTAATCCGAGCAGGTACGTGTCCGCGTTCTTCAACGTGGATGCGACGACTCCGACATCAAGCTGCGCTATGGCTTTTATATACATAGCGATGGACGGAGCATTTTCTCTGATCTTGAGGTCTTCCAGTAGGGTACCAAATAAGGTGAGCGCGTGCGCCCAAGTGAAGGAATCACGAGGGCTAAGCGGTACACCACCCATCTGGAACGTAGCGGCTTTCAGGTGTTCCTGAAGGTCCAACCAGAAACTGAGTTTTTGGTTCAGCCGTTTCGACACAGTGATCGCCTCCTATCACTAGGAAAGCGATTGCGGAAGAACACTGCCATGGAGCAACGCCGTGAGGCGCGCGTTCATGTTAGTTTCACCGTCTTCGTAGAGGCCCCCGTACAGGCGGTTTAACATCGCTTTGACGAGGTCGATGCTCACGGCTTCGTGCTGCGGAATACGCATCACGAGATGGGCTTCGAACGGAAGAATAATCTTCGAGTTCGTGTCCGTGTCCGCTACACCTAAGTCACTACGAATTTGCAAGAGGACAGCTGTGCCACGCTTATTCTGACTCTGGCTAGAAGGATCTAGCTTTGTGCCAGTGTAAA